TAATAATATATACTATAGGAGAATTAAATTTAAGTTAGGGACATCCCCTTTCAGATAAACTTATTTAGTTATTCAAAAGACTTGACACATATACTCAAATATGATATAATTAACTTAGTTAAAAGAATAGTGTCCCTAACTTATTTTTTAACACAAAAAAGAGTCCCAGTAAATAAATACTAAGACTCAATAAGTTTAACTATTGAAGTAGGCTACAATTTTGTCTTTAGCCTCTAAGGCTTTCTTTTCCCGTTCAGCTTTTTCTTCCCTACTTGGAATATGGAAGTCGTTAATAACGTCCGCTCCCAAATCATCAATTTCAACTTCACCGTCTACACCAATACGGTAATAACCATATTGGTCAGGACGTTGAAACTCAGGTTTAACAAATTTATATAAATCTTGGATTTCCTGAGGAACGTCTACAACAACATTTGCCTCAGCCTCATTAATACGTTTTGCATTAATATAGACTTTATCTGTTAAGTCCCCACGAGTTGAACTACTATGAGCTAAAATAAGTGGTTCAGACTTACCCATGATTGAGGCATTAAGTTGAGACATAGCTGAACGACCCCCCGCTTGTGGAAATACAAAATAAGTCTTATCAGCAATAAGAACTTTAGCTACCCATTCTTTCAAAGGTGTATAATTTAGTAAAATCATTTTAAATTCCTTTCTTTTATGTTTGGGAAACTAAATTAGTAGTTTATTAACTAAATAAGTTAATAAGAGAGTTAAAACAGTAGATACAGCAGACCATAAAAGTTTGTTAATAAACTCTTTCCTGACTTGGGCATCATAATTTACCTCACTTTTAAAGTTATCAAATTCCTCATTCAGGTCCTCAATATGGTTAATGATTACGTCCAAGTTACCACTATTCCGCTCTAAGTACCTAACCCGTTCAATAATATCCTTAATACTTTCATTATTGACATCCATTTGGTGAGTTAAACTTTTTCTGTTATACTCACTTTCTAATGAACTCTTGTTGAGAGTGTTTAGACTTTCACTATACTCCTTTTCCTTAACCTTTAGGAGGTCATTAATATCGGATAAGGTGGACTCATAATCGTCTAAGAACTCGTTCAAACTTGATTCATTATTAGCTAGCCTTGCCTCTAACTCATTTAGTTTTTTAATTAGTTCCCCTAAATCATTATTAGTATTCAAGTGATTTAACCCCCCTATTAATTATTTTGGTTGTTGGGTGGGTCATAGAATTAAATATGTTTAGTTTAATACATGCTTAATATATCATAAACCTTTAGTATAGAGTAAGTTTTAAAACTATACTATATTAATATATGGTACTACCCTGTAGTAATTAATTGGTAGGAGGAGTAAATAGTGGTAGAAAGTAAAAATAACTCAGTAGATATTCGTAACATGCGTAAGGAGTTGCTGACCAAAAATAAAGAGGAGCCTAAGGACATAACAGTTATCCATAAAGGTGATAAGCGGGTTTTAGCAGATAAGTTCTGTTCAGTATGTATGCGACAGCTTACCAAGTGGGACCCCGTAACAAAAGATACTAGTGCACTATTTGATTATTATAATATCAAAGTAGGTAAGTTTGAAATACAGTTATGCCATAGTATTGCCAACTGTAAGAATAAAATAAATAAGGAGGGTAATAACTAGTGAGTTTAGCTGATGACCTAAAGAAAAGTTTAGATAATAGTAAAAAGAGCAAAACACAAGTTGATGAACTTACAGGACTGTTTAACGATGCCACAGTTTCCTCAATACGTAAATATATTGAGGGAGTAAGAGACGGTTCAATTGAGATTACAAGTTCAGCAGACCTGGCAAGGTTGTTTAACATATTTGCAGAGTTAAATAATTTAGGAAATGGAGAACAAGGTGAGGGTACTTTACCTGAGCTACCTTCAAGCCATCTTTCTTATATTTCAGATAATATTGAAACTGTAGAGAAAACAGACGACTCAGGTAATACCTATGAAGAAGACGTTGTTGACTTAGATGAATTAAGTAAGATTAGTGATGAAGCCTACGAGGAACTATTAGATAACCGAACTAAAGAATTAAACAATATGAACATAGGAGATGGTACGAATGGTTAGTAAGGCGGAACATTTACGTAAACAAGCCTTAGACATGTTTGGTACCACAAAACCAACAAAGGAAGAGTTTGCATACTTGATTGATATGCAAAGAGCAAGTAATTATATTTTAAGAAACCATACAATTGGTGGTAGACCAATTACATTTAATGTCCCTAATAGAAATCAATCAAAAGCATTAGGACATCGTCCTTGGCAAGTGGATAAACTAATATAAAATGTTCACTATAAACTCTACTAAACGGGTAAAGTAAAATAATGTACAAGAAAAAGAATATACTAGTAAGAGAGACTAAGTCCTATTGTACGAGGATAGAGTTGACCTACCGTGCTAAATCATGTTATAATAAACATGTAAAAGCCTAACGACTAAATTTCTAGGTAGTTATACAAATGGGTATAATGAGAACTAGATAAAAAGTAACAACTAACTAACAACTAACTATAAATTAACTATAAATTAAAATAAGGGAGGTGTACAGATGCCGAATAAACTTAGTCAAGAAGACGTAGTAGCTAAATTACAAGATAAATTTAATGGAGAGGTAGAGCTTTTAGGAGAGTATAAAAATACAAGAACAAACATTAAACTAAGAACAAATACATGCGGTCATGAGTGGGAAGTAAATTATAAAACTGCTCTTAAAATGAAACATAACTGCCTTGTTTGTTATAACAAAACCATTAAGAGAGTGGGACTTGATAAGCTAAATAAAGTTATTTCCTCTAAAGGTTTTAAAGTATGTGATGGTCAAGTATATAAAAATAATACGACTGATATTAAGTTCGTCCACAGTAAGTGTGGTAAAGAATTTTATGCCTCACCAACAACTCTAATGAAAAACTTAAGTTGCCCTATGTGTAGAGTAATAAAGTCTTCAAGACTGCTAACAACAGATGAGTTCAAGGAAGAACTATATTTAGCAAAACACGGAGAGTACTCACTAGTAGAAGGAAGTGAATACACAGGAGCCAACAATGAAGTTAGGATAGTTCATAATGTATGTGGACATACATGGGACGTAAGAGCCTCCCATATTCTTAAGAGAAGTGGTTGCCCTAACTGTGTAAAGTCTAAAGGAGCAGACCTAATAGCAAGGTACTTTGAAGAGAAAGATACACCTTACATAAGAGAGTACAAAATAGATGAGTGTAAGAATGTTAAACCACTTCCTTTTGACTTTGCGGTCTTAAACAAAAAAGGGGAGCTCTCCTACTTAGTAGAGTATGACGGTATTCAACACTTTAAACCTCAAAAGCATTTTGGCGGAGAAGAAAAGTTTAATAAACAGTTAAAGAATGATGATATAAAAAATAACTACTGTTTTGAAAACAACATTCCTCTAGTAAGAATACCTTATACTAAAACAAAAGAAGAGATTTTAGATATATTAAATAAAGTGTTAGTTAGTTAGTTACTGTAATGTAGAGATAGTTACACCAAAAAGTAATTATAAGATATAGTCTAGTCCCCTAATAAATATCGGGAAAACCGAGGGTATAAAATGATTTTGAACGATACCCACCCCAACGTAGTTGTACGCAAATCGAGACAATTAGGGCTGTCTGAGGTAGGTGTAGAGAAGATGATACACTTTGCTGATACTCACTCATATGCAAAAGTAAAAGCCTTGTACGCCTTCCCAACTGGTAACCAAATGGATACATTCGTTAAAACACGTTTGAACCCACAGCTGAATGACGGGTATTATGCCTCAACTATTACAGGTGACTCTATTAAATCAAAACAACTTAGAGACTCCTTCTTAATTTTCCGTACAAGTTCAAGACCAAGTACCCTAGAGGGTGTGGATATTGATTGGCTTGCTCTAGATGAGTATGACCGTGTACCTGCTCTAGCTGAGTCATCTGCCCTTCAAACATTGAAGTCAAGTGAGTTTAAAGTATTGAACAGATGGAGTACTCCTACTTCTCCTGATGTAGGAATTGATAAGCTATTTAAACAATCTGACCAAAACTATTATTATCATAAATGTAGTCATTGTAATCATTGGAACCTATTGTCACATGAATTATATGACCCAAGCAAAGTAGATGCTGGTGGAAATATAAAGCTATTAAACCCTGAGGGTATTGATAAGTTGGCAGGAATTGTAGTTCCAGGAACATTCCAATACGTTTGTCAAAAATGTGGTAAACCTTTAGACAGATGGTACAATGGCGAGTGGATTCCAAATTACCCTGACCGTACTAAGAATGGTGATGGTATTAGAGGGTACCATATTTCGCAATTAAATGCTGTGTGGATTTCAGCAGATGAGATTAAACAAGCTGAGATGACAGATAGTTCTAAACAAATGTTTTATAATTATACTGTGGGTATCCCGTATGAAAATGCTGGTATGAAAGTTTATGACAAAGACGTATATAGTCACTCATATGATTCATTTGGACCTGTGTTTAACAGAGATAACTACAAGTTTTTATCTGTGGGTATTGACTGGGGTAAAAACCATTGGTTGGTTGTTATGGGTATTACACATGATGGTGAAAAACATATCCTTAACTTTAAATCTGTAGAGAAACCAAGTACTACTGATATGATGAACATGGGAGCAGATATGGAACAAATTAAACTGTTTATATCTCGATATACTCCCGATATTGTTGTAGCTGATGTTGGGGATTCAGGAGATAAAGTATCTCAATTAATGAACTACTTTGGTAAAGAAACTGTTTACGGTTGTAGCTATAAATCTACACCTCGGTCAACAGGACAAATTGAAGCTAAATGGTCAGAAACAAATAACATTGTAAGCGTAGATAAGTTGATGCAAAATAAACGTTATATTAATATGCTTAAAGCTGGTGATATTCTTCATTACCAAAAAGTAGATAGTGACGAGTACTTACCACTTTATGTAGAGCATTGGCAAAATGTAATTATCCGTGAAGAGGATGACCAAGATACTGGTGAGATTTATGAGATTATCACTAGAAAAGGGGACGACCATTTTAGTCAAAGTTCTGTGTATGCACTATTAGGTTTAGAGAGATTACAAAACATATACTCTAACGACCCTAACAGCTTTAACAACAGTACAGCAATTGATATTAGTTTTAACCAAAATGGTTATTAGTATAGTAAGTTGACACGGATTAATTTCCGTGTTACACTTTTACTAAAGGAGGCACAGAATGGATTTAAGCGAAGAACAAAAAGAGGAGCTATTCAGAGGTATGCTAGAAGATATTAGAGAGTATAATAGAAGTCAGATAAGTAAAACTAACCTAACTACTTCTGATATTGAAAATATTATTGGTGTAGACTCTTTAGATGAGTTATTAGATATTAACAATGATAACTACTTAAGTATTATCTATGAGCCACTACTAGTATCTCAAGGATACGAGTCTTTTAAATCTCTAGTAGATGATAGTAGAGATAATGATGATATGGTATATAAACGAGCACCTAAAGATTTATCTAAACTAAACAAAGAAGAACGTACAGTTATCCGAAATGGTAAACCTATGAAAACAACTATCTATACAGATGGTGGTAAGGGAGACTATGACCCTAAAGGGAACCAGTTGGATGAAAACGGTAATGATAAACCTCAAGAGGTTGTAGCTAGTGAAATGAAATCTAAGCCTAGTCCTAATCCTAGTAGTGATGATAAAGCTAGTGAATTAGAGTCTGAGGGTTCTAAGAAGTATAAAGAAATTGTGAACCTAGAGCCTCTAGAGAGCTTTGACTCATTTACTGTATTAGAAGATGAAGAGGGATTTGAACAAGGTATTATCCTCTTCAAGTACGAAAGTGGTTATGTTAAGCTAGTTAAGTATGGTAACCTAGATACTGTAGAGAACATGCTAGGAAGAGCTTATAGCGAAACAATCCTTAAAGCTTGGCAAGAGAACCTAGGAGTAATGTTACCTTGTAATGATGACACAAGTTTAGCTGATAATATTGCTAAGTATTTTGAAATGAACAGGGTAGGAAATATTTATTTCCTGGATAAAGATGAAGTTATTGATGTATTAGGAGAACGTCCTTAGAAGGAGGAGTTAGTATATGTACACAACTATAGTTATTGTAGTTATACTAATTTCTTTATTACAATTAATAAGTACAGTAAAAAAATACTTTGAAGAAAAGAAACATAAGGATGTACAACTAAATAACATTAATGATACAATAACAGAAATTAGAAAATACTATTATTTATTAAATAGGGTAAAAATTATACAAGAGGAGTTTATTAATAATATGGAAAACGAATTTAACTTACAAGAACTAGTAGAGCATGAAGCAGGAGAAAAGGAATACCAAGAATACGTAGACTTAATGATTGAGTCAATCAAGAAAGCTTACGACAACTTTGAGTTCAATAAAACTAACCCCGTAAGTGGACAAGAGGACTTAGGTTGGAGATTAGAGTTTGTATTGTCTAAAGACAAAACAGAGAACTATAATGAGTTACGCAAAGCAATCTTAAGTAATAACCTTGAAGGTGATAAGATTAGTGAAATGTTCTCAGAGTCTGTAGAGGACGGAGAAGTATTAGAGCTAGGTGAAGCAGTTGTAAATGGTATGTACACAGGAGTAGGTGGTACAGCATTATCAGATAGTTTCCAAGCTATGATTTCTTTCACTACACCTCAGTTTGAGGATGAAGTTAAAGAGGCTCAGGAAAAAGCTAAAGAGCAAGCAGAGAAAGACTTAGCAGAGGAGCGAGAGAAAGAAAAAAAGCAAGTAGAGGCATATGCTAAGATTTCAGCTGTTCAACAAAACTTAGATTCTAGCTTACGAGATGCCTTAGAGGATACGCACCCCGAGGTACTAGAGAATATGGACGAACTATACAAAACTTATACTGAGACATTAGATTAGATTAAATAAAATATATAGGACTGCCAATAAGGTGGTCCTTTTATTTTGTAATAATTTGAAATACAAGGTTAATACTACGTTAACACCTATGAAATAGCCTTACCTATATTATACTATGTAAAAACAAGTATAAAGGAGAAATTTATTAAATGAAATTAAACAAGGTTATTCTAGCAAGTACTTTAGCATTAGGTTTATTCGCTTTCGATAAAGAGGCTAGTGCTAGTGAGTGGAAAGCTAGAGGCGTAGAAGAAGTTAAATCTGAATTAGTTACAGAGGATAATACAACTTCATACACAATTAAATACGGAGATACTTTAGGGGTAATTGGTAAAGCCTCAGGATTAAGTGTAAAAGAACTAGCAGGTATTAATGATATTGATAATGTTGATTTTATTTTACCAGGAAATAAAGTATCATTTGAAGAAGATGATTTAGGTAATATTGATTCTGTCTCTATTACAAACGAACAAGAGGAAGTATTAGTTGAGGAAACTGTTACAGAGGAACCAGTAGTGACTGCTCCTGTAGCTGAGGAAGTACCTTATTCAGCACCTGAATATGTTGCAGAAGAAGAAGAGACTTATGCACCACAAGCTAGTACCTCATCAGAGCAAGAGGCTAAAGATTGGATTATTCAAAGAGAGTCAAGCGGAAATCCTCAAGCTAGAAACGGACAGTATTATGGACTATTCCAACTTGGTGACCATTTAATTGAAGATGGTGCCTCAGTACAAGAACAACATGCGGTTGCTGACGAATATGTTGCTGAACGTTATGGCTCATGGTCAGGCGCTAAACAAGCTTGGCAACAAAAAGGATGGTATTAATATAAATACTTACAAGCCCTAGAAATAGGGCTTTTTCTTTGTGCAAAATTATTCACTATTTAGTTTACATAAGGTATATTTAGAAAATCTTATACTATATTAGTATTTGCGAGTTGACAAAGTTAAATAAAGGTGTTATAGTGTAATTAGTAAGAGAGGAGCATACATTATGGCAAAACTAATATTTAAATATGGGACATTAACCTCAGGAAAAAGTTTAGACTTACTAAAGGTTTATGACTCATATAAGAGACAAGGTAAGAACATTTTATTAACAACCAGTTCTATTGATACACGAACTGGAAAAGGTATTGTCTCAAGTAGAGTAGGTATTAAAGAAGAGGCATTTACGATTGACAATACTGAGGAAGGTAGATTTACTCTACTAGAATTAATTGATACACTATCAAGCGAAGTTCCGCTGGATTGTATAGTAGTAGATGAGGCTCAATTCTTATCTAGAGATATTATTGAATCTTTAAGCAGAGTGGTAGATAAGCTAAATATCCCAGTAATCTGTTATGGTCTAAAGAATGACTTCCAAAACAATTTATTTGAGGGTAGTGAGGCACTATTAATCTACGCAGATAAGATAGAGGAAGTTAAGTCAGTATGTAATTACTGTAACAACAAAGCCACTATGAACGCTAGAGTAGATTCTGAGGGTAAGCGAGTTACTGACGGTGAGCAGATTGTTTTAGGCGCAGAGGATAAGTATATCGCTGTGTGTCGGTACCATTACAATCAATTAGCTAAAGGACCTATCCGTAAAGGAACTGTTAAGTATATTTACGGAGATAAATTATGAGAGAGATAACATTGTACACAGATGGTGGGGTTAGAAGATGGGGAAAACCTAATACAGTTTCAGCCTTCTCTTATTATATCATTGATAAGGAAGAGACAATCCTTTACGGTAAAGTAGCACAAGGAATTACAGGTAACCAAGCGGAAATGTTTGGTGTTCTATACGGTGTACAAAAAGTACTTGATATATATGGAGTTAACGTCTCCATTAATATTATATCCGATTCAGCATATATTGTGGATACCTATAACCTAAAACGAATTGATATGTGGAAAATTAATGGTTGGGTAGCCTCTAATCAAGAACCTGTTAAGAATAAACTTATATGGCAAACATTAGATAAACACATTAAACAATTCAAAGAGTGTAAGTTTACTAAGGTTAAGGGTCATAGTGGTGATTATGGCAATGAAAGAGTAGATACCCATCTAAATGAGATTATGGATATGTATGATGGGAGAGAGCTTATTGATTAATTACAAGGATTATAACAGTTACCTAGAGTACCTAATAAACACAAGGACAAGTTACATTGGATACATACTAGGAAAACTAGTTGTATCAATACCTTTAAACATTATGCTGTTACACCTATTCCAGTTATTAGTAGGCTCAGCAATTGGATATGTTGGAGCGCTATACTTAACACTAATATTTATTACTGTATTCTATTTCACAATAATTGCTATTACAGATATTGTTAAGTCCTTTATTGGTATAGTTGGAGCATATAATTTAATTAAAAGTGTTAAAAAAGATTTAAAATTGCTTGACAAAGTAGATGAAGAGGAGTATAATTTTGTTGAGTACTGCGCCTACGTAAATAGAGATACATTAATATCTGATTTAGATGAGTATTCTTCAATAAATATTAATGAAGCTCTAGAAGTTTACAAGGAAGTAGTACTAGATAAAATAGAGGAGGAGCCTTTTGATGAATAATGTAGAAAACCCTAGTCACTACAACCAAACACCTGTAGAGACTATTGAAATGTTTTACTTGCTATTCCATGATAGACCTGATATGATTAAGGGAGCATTACTTTTTAATGTATTTAAGTACCGAGAACGATTCCGTAAAAAGAATGGTAAAGAAGACTTAGACAAAATGAATTGGTACCTTAATCAATTAGAGTTACATTATGGAGAGGAGTTTGAAGTGTTCTTGCGATACCACGGTTTAAAGGAGGGGTAGTGCATGAAAGGAAGAAGTATTGTTTTTATTAGTAAAGAGAATGGTACGCTAAATAAAGAAAAGTTAGCTGAGCTATTCACTAAAGCTATGAATATTGAGAGTGATATTAGGGTTTATGTCAGTAAACCTGACTACCCAGTACCTGAGCTAATTATAGTCCCTAGAGAGAACTTACATTTCAAACTAGAATACTATAACGAAATTCTAGACGAGAACCTAAGATTTAAAGCAGATAAAGAAGTGTTTATCTTACGGGCGGAATGTCGAGTATCAGATGCTAGAAAGTATCGTTTACGGGCAGACATTCCCTTATTAGATTCAAATACTAATGAGTATAAGGCAGTATATGTTGGAAAGAACCTATTAGATGGTACGTATGATATGACAACCAAAGAAGGTGGTATGGGAATTAATACTGCTTTTACTAAAGAAGAAATTCTTAAAATTGATAAGACAGGTCTAATTCTAGAAGACATTGAGGAGGAATAGGATTGGGAAAAGATTTAAATACCGAAACTAAACTAACAGAAACGATTTCATTTATTGTGGACAACATTCCTGGCACCGATACAAAATTAAAGTTAATTAAATTAGTAAAAGACCTTGACAACGAACATAAAAAGGTTTATAATAATGTTAGTAACTAGATGAACGAACCATCTCTAAACCCTATCGTTTAGAATTGTGACGTTCAACCTCTAGTTTTAAAGCTAGAGGTAATTTTTTGCCAACTTTGGGATTAACAGGGGGATAACACATATGAATACAACACTTGTAGACAATGCAAACTATGCTTTGAACTTGTATGACTGTAACGCAATTAGTGAGATTGAGCTAGAGGGTAAGTTGGAAACGTTAATTAAGAAGGAATACCCAACAGCCTCACCTAACTATATCAACCACATTAAATCAAAATTGTTGGTTGTAGATATTACCTATAGACCTAAAGTAAAGATTGAGTTAGATTAAGGAGGAGCAAATGCTTTTAGATTTAGAATTAACAATTAAGAATAAAGTTTTGGTTGTGGATAAGGTTTACTATAAGGATACAAACGGTTTGTCAAAAGACACGATTGAGACGTATGACGATATTGTAACAATGATTACAGGTGTTTCATATACGGGTAGTTCTCTATTAGGACTATTTAGTGGTATTGTAGGAGAAACACTTACAGTAGAAACAGACTGGGGTATGTTCTCAAAAGAGTTGTTAAAAGTATCACCTAAAGTAACTATTAGTTCTATTGTAGGTGAAGAAGAGGTTAAATTAACCGATGAACAGTTAGAGGACCTAAAGGATATGGATTCAGGAGGAGAGCTATGGGTTTATTAGTACCAGGTACACCAGGATATGTTAGCTTTGAACAAAATGAGAAACATAAACAGAGTGGTAATCGTATTGAGGCGCTAGAGAAAGAAGTACTAGAGCTTAAAGAAGAACTTGTCAATACTAGAAAGTACGTAAAGGATATTGAAGACAAGTTGGACCAAGTATTATACAATACAAATAGATAAATAGTTGTTGATATGCTTTGTATAATATGTTAAAATAAGGTTAAGGAAATAATAGAGAGGAGGAATAAAAACTTGGTAGCAATTACAAAGGAGCAAGATAACTTTACAGAAGAAGAATTACGTAATGAGAAATGGAAACCTGTTACATTACTGGATGATTTAATAGGTCTATATGAGGTAAGTGATTTAGGAAGAGTACGCTCACTAGATAGAGAAAAAACATATTTAAGGTTTGGTGAAGAGGAGACAAAACGTTTCAAAGGAAGAATGTTAGTAAGGAACTTAAAGAATAGTACAGGTTATTTAGAGGTATGTCTACGTAATGCTCCTAATAAGTATAATGTTTCAGTACATAGATTAGTATCTCATGAGTTTATAGGAAAAAGACCTGAGGGTTTAGTAGTAAATCATATTGATGAGAACAAATCTAATAACCGTGTTGAAAATCTTGAGTATGTAACAGTTGAGTATAACAATAACTGGGCTACCAGGAATGAAAGACTTTCTAATACTTTAAGAAAAGTAAAAGTTGGAAAACCAATTTTAAAAATAAGTATGGAAGATGAATTGGACGTAGAAGAGTTTAGTTCAGCAATTGAGTGCCAAAGACACTATAAGGGTTACTTTGATAGGTCAGCTATTAGAAGATGCTGTTTAGGAGAAAGTAACTATCATAAAGGATATTATTTTAAATATAAAGAACAATAATATAAATAGTTAAAAGAGAGAGGAACGTTATGCCAGTGATTATTTTTGATTCAGTTATAGGTGCAGGTAAGTCTACATACGCAAATAGACTACATGAGGAGCTAGGTACCCCCATTTTGTTAGAGAGTGTAGAGACAAACCCAATTTTAGAAAGATATTATTCCGATAAAGAGAAGTATGGTTTCTTACTACAGATTTATTTCTTAAACGAGCGATTTTCTCAAATTAAACAAGGTTATAGAACAAGAAATTCTATTATTGATAGAGCTATTTTTACAGACCAACTATTCACGTATGTAAACTATATCAATGAAAACTTCTCTAAGGAGGAATACGATACTTACTGTAGCCTACTGGATAACATGATGGAAGAGTTGGAGTTCTTCCCTGAATATAAAAAGAACCCTGACTTACTGGTTTACTTAGATATTACATTTGAGAATGAAATGAAGAATATTTCTAAACGTGGACGAGGATTTGAGCAGGTAGTTGATGATGAGGGTAACATCGTTGACCAAGAACAATATAACTACTTTAAACAGCTTTATGAGGCTTATGAATATTGGATTGGTAAAAAAGTAGACCCTACAGGAAACATTAAACCTTACGACAAGTCCCCCGTACTCTTTATTGATGCAAACAAATATGACGTACACAATGACGAGGACTGGGAAGAAGTTTACGGACTAATCTCAGACAAAATGAAAGAACTAGATTTATTAGATTAATATAAACAAAGATTAGGGGAAGATGGTGGGTAACTTAGGAGGATAAATGGACTTAGATATTATTTACAACCACGCAAAACACATTATGGAGAATGACCCATCAGGTCATGACCTAAACCACTTATCACGAGTAACTAACCTAGCTATGGCTATTGCTGATAGTGAGAACTTTACTCAATGGGAAAAGGATATGACATTAGTGTCAGTATACTTACATGATACCATTGATGATAAAGTAGTTAGTGACCGTGAACAAGCAATTGAAACAGTTATACTAGTTATGCAACAAGCAAACATGACCGACAACGAGATTGAGATTACGCTACATAGTATTATTAATGAGCCTTTCTCAAGAAACTTAAATGGTTTTGTACCATTACATAAGACAGGTCAAGTATGTAGAGAGGCAGACTACTTAGATGGTATTGGTGCTATCGGTATCGGCAGAGTATTCTTATACTCAGGTATTAAAGGCAGACCAATATATTCAGAGGACGAACCTCGTGATGTAAGTGGCATGACTATTGAAGAATACCGTAAAGGTGAAGCAAATACTATGAACCACTTCGTAGAGAAACTTTTCCATATTAAAGATTTT